ATTTCGAAACTCAAAGAGAAGCATGGCGATAATTTTAAGAATGATGCATATCTATTTTTACATACAGATCCCGCAGATAATGAGGGACCCAACTTATATGAAAATATTAAACATTTCAACGTACTAGATTCTGTAATTTTATCCCCTGATCGTGTATCTTTTGATCAAATGAACTTAATCCACAATGCAGTTGACTGTTGTATACAGATTAGTTTCGCAGAAGGCTTTGGTTTATCAACATTAGAATCAATGCAATGTGGAAATCCAATAATTGCTACAAAGACAGGAGGCTTAACTAGACAAGTTGTTGACCATAGAGATGGAACAGAAAATGGAGTTGCTTTAGATATAGAATTTCAGACTCTAGTAGGGTCTCAAACTGTTCCCTATATTTATGAAGATTATTGTTCAACAGACTCTATTGCAAATGCTTTTTTAAAAATGTATGAGCTACCAAAGAAAGAAAGAAAAGTGTTAGGTCAAAAAGCAAAAAAATATGTAAAATCAGAATTTAATTTCAATACTACAGTTGATTTATGGGACGAATCTTTAACAAAGCTAGTGGATAACTGGAATAAAAATAGGGAAACAAGAAAACAGTGGTCACTACATACATTTTAATTGCATTAGCAATAACTTCATTTTTATCAATATTTTTTGGCTTTTACGCAATTAAGTTTGGCATTATACTATTAAGTGTTCAAGATCAAATAGAGGAGTCACTTGATGTACTAGACACTCAATATGGAAAAATATCTGAAATTCTAGAGATGCCTGTCTATTCTGACAATCCTCAGATAAGATCAGTTGTTACTAGTATCACAACAGCGAAAGAAAGCATATTAAGTGTTGGAAACATATTAGCTGATCACTCTTCACAGGAAGAAAATAAAGAAATTGCAGAAAATTAAAAGAAAGATTCGTAGAAGAAAAAAGGGCACTAAGAGTCGACCATATTTTACAAAAGAAACACAAACTTCAATTGAGAAATATCAAAATACAGATATTATCGAAGAAAAGCAAACAATTTATGAAAAAGAAATTAGAACTGCATTTGAAAAACTAGTAGAAAATTTAATTCATGTCTATAATTTTAATGCTGCTTATGACACATTCGATACATTAAAGTCTGATTGTGTTTCTTTTCTATATGAGTCACTTCATAAGTGGTCTCCAGAAAGAGGCACTAAAGCTTTTTCATATTTCAATGTTTGTGGAAAAAATTGGTTAATAATAAAAACTAGACAGCAAAAAAAACGTGTATCTAGGCATATATCAACTTCAAATATGAATGATTTTTCTCCTATTCAAAAACAATCATATGCTAGTTATGACTTAGTTCCTGGGCCAGACGAAATAATGATAGAGCAAGAAAAGCGCGGCGAAATATTTAAGCTGCTGACAGCGCTTGAAAGTCAAACACACAATCCAACAGAAAAACTATGCTTAAGTGCAGTAAGAAAGGTATTCGAAGCAGTCGACACATTAGATTTTTTAAATAAGCGTGCAGTATTAATATATGTAAGAGAGTTTTCAGGATTAGATCCAAAAAGATTATCAGTTGCAATGTCTGCGCTAAGAAAGCAATATAAAAAATTGACAAAAGATAAAGAAAGGTTTGACTTTTTTTAAAATGACAAAAAAAACAAAAATTGAGATCATTAGTAAAAGTCTAGATAAAGTAAATCAAACCGAAAAGAAAATTGAAGCCTTTAGAGATCTGCTAGACTCACTAGCTGACATTGATTCAAAAAAAAAGATTTTGTGGAAAGAAATCTATGACAACGCTGTAAATGATAGAAATTTAGCAAACATGCTATTTACAGATTCGTGGAATAGAATGAATGAACAAAATTCTACTGCACATGAAATTATAGGTACTACAATGTCAAAATATCTGGAAAGAATGTGTAAATCAAATGAACAAATCTTAAGATTATCTGAATTAATACAAAAGGCAGAAGAAAAATCAGGCAAAATAAATGCTGATGACTTGTTTAGTGAGATAATAGGTGAGTAAATGAATGGACAAATTTTAAAATGCTTGGTAGAAAAAGTCATTGTTCATCCTGGAGATTTGAACAATGAAAGCTTAGAGACAATTAAAAAGAATGTCGGCGCCGCAGCAGGTGAACCAGCGAAAGCGACATTTGATAGTGACATATCTATCGATGATGAGGCAAAAATTGTCCATGATATGCCTAGAAACTCAATAATAGCAATTCCAATTGGGCCTACAAATCAGATAGAGTCACTACCCACTAGAATAATATGTTACCCTTTTTTCTCTTCTCATTTAACACTTCCAATTAAGGCAGGCGAATTTGCATGGATATTTTCTGAATCTGGCTTAGCAGATGTTGTTAATCCAGGCATCGGCCCATTTTATTGGATGTCCCGGGTTCATGGATCTTTGTTGAGCGAAGACGCAAACTTTTCACACTATGAGAGGCAATTCGAAGATAATAATTTATCTGTCAAGGAAGCTGATCACAATTCAGACAAAGTAATCGAGCACATGAAAGAATACCGCCCGGGTTTTACAGGCGACATGTTTGTCCCAGAAGCTTTGAAAAATACATCATATAATATTTTAGAAAAAAGTATGTCACATGAGTCTGTCCCTAGGTTCACAAAAAATCCGGGAGACTTAGTATTTCAAGGTTCAAATAATACTTTAATCTCTTTGGGTACTTCAATAAAAGATAATAGAGATGAATCTTTACGAATAGATGAAACTAGCAGCGCAGATATAAAAAATAGCTCTAGAGCAAAGTATAACAATCCAGGCTCTAACAAGTATTCAGGTGCTATTGACATTGTTGTAGGTAGAGCGCCAGAGATAGATACTGTAAAATCCTCCGCCGGACTTCATACAATCGCAAGGCCTATGCTAGGACAATGCCTTACAATAAATAATGATAAAGATTTTATTGAGACGAAAAAGAATCCAACTTTTCTAGATACCGGAAAGTCTAAAGAAATTCAGCACCCAAGACACTACAATATGCAAGAAGGTGATCCTAATTTTTCTAATGATGCATCTAGAATTTATTTATCTCAAAATAGCGATCCGGATAAAGATTTTGATGTAAGGCCCATAATGGCTAATTCTTTGTACTCAGAGGGGCTTCCTGTCAATATGGGTGACAATAAAGCTGGATCAACAACAAGATTTCATTCTGATTCTCCTCCCAATGAAGTCTATCCGCTATTAATTGATGACGATGGGCCTTCTATTGTTGCAAAATCAAAAAATCTAAGAATTATAGCACGATCAATTGATCATGAGTCTAGAGTAGTATGGGCACAAAAAGGCAACTTGGGAAGCAATGAAGACGAAGATATTGAAAAAATTAAACTTGACGGCGAACAAGGGTCAATAATTATTTTAAAAGAGGGTAAACTTGTTGATGAGCCCCTTGAAGATCTCTATGCAGACCCGGCGATACCCAGGAGAGCCCCACCGCAAATTGAAGATATTGAGTATCCAATCACCGAAGGGCCATTTAGTGCAGAGCATGCATCTGAAGCCGGAAATGGACGTGCAGTTATTGCACTTGGTGCAGACGGCACAATCTACATTGACGGTCCAAGAATAATAATAGGCTCAGGAAATGAGAAGGAGCACGGTATGGGAACCCAGGTCTCTTTAGGTCTCGAGGCAACTGAACCCATAGTCTTGGGCAATGAGCTAAAAGATCTTTTGGATAAATTTTTTACCGACTTAAAAGCTTTTATGTTAGACACTTTTGATAATCATGTACACCCTAGCAGCTGTGGAGGGACCCAAGCAACACCAAATAATAGTACTACTATGCAGACAGGTATCGATGCTGCAAAATCAGACTTGATTAATACACTATCAAAAATAGGAAAAACACGATAATGGGATTATCTGATACTCTAAGAAAGTTTATAGATTCATCTTACGAAGACTTTGAAGCTTTACCTGATGGCATTACAGAATCTGCGGATCATTGGGGCACAGCTTTTGGTGTAGAATTTGAAAAACTTCTAGCACCCTCTTCTGTTGCAGGGTTAATATCTGCCGGCACAGGAGTGATAGTCAAAACCCAACTCCAGACATTACTAGAAGCAGGAGATTTATTGCCCGCTGCCCTAGACGCAGCAATAGCAGCTGCAGCAGATGATGCTGTGCTCAAATCAAATCAAGCAATCCCGGGTACATCTGCAGTTGCACCATTAGCCCCTCTTGATTCTGAAAATAAAATTTTTAAAGGTCTCATATTGTCAGAGACAGAAGAAAAAGGAACAATTAGCAAACAAATAGCAGATCTTGCAGAAGAAACTTTAGCCCAATGGGTCCTAGGCGGAACTTTTGTAGGATTAGCAACTTCACCTACGCCTATTCCTAACATTCCCTGGGGTGCCGACGGTTCCTAAAAATAACATTGTGAGCATTACCTTCACAGAGTTCTCCAAGACAAATATATTTAATGCTGTACAACAAAGGACTGTGTAATGACTTCGAAGCTAAAATATAGCTTTCAATCTGCTGGAGACCCAGATGAAGTGCTCAAGGCAATAGAAGCAAGAAGAGCTAATCAGACAGGCGCTGCAATGCCAATTAGCATCAAAACGCCTATGTCATTTTCAGAAAACTTTGGTGATTTACTTGAAATGCATACAGATCAGTTTGAATCAATTAGAGATAATTTAAGAAACTTGCTTCTATCAAATCACGGAGAGCGATTAGGACACCATGATTTCGGAGCTAATTTAATCTCTATTGTAAATGAGCTAGGATCAGATGACGGTGATAACAAAGCTATGGCATTGATTTCTAAAACTGTTACAAAGTTTATGCCATTTATTACACTTTCAGGTTTTGAATCAAATAGTGAACCTTTTGAGGGAAATCCTGTTACAGTAATACGCCTTACATATAATGTACCTGCTCTTGACATTGAAGGCGTAAAGCCGCAGGGACTAGAGATTATATTAAATTTCAACGGTTAGGAATCACATGACAAATAAAATTAAAAAAGAGATCAAGAAGGCTAGAGAGCGCTCATTCTTAGCAAAAGACTTTAATGGTTTTCGGTCACAATTATTAGACTATGCACAGGTATACTTTGCAAACAATATCAAAGATTTTTCAGAGGCTTCACTGGGAGGGCTCTTGCTGGATATGGCAGCTTATGTCGGTGATACAATGTCTTTTTACTTAGATCATCAATTTAATGAACTAGATCCAGTTAGGGCAATTGAAAGAAAAAATGTTCTAAGACATATGATAAATGCCGGCTTAGAAATACCAGGACCAAGTCCGGCAACTGCTGAGTGTAATCTATATATTAATACAGACACAGAGCTTTCTCTGTCTGGTGACTATGTTCCAAAAAAATCACAACTTGTAATATTAAAAGCAGGCACAACAGTCAACACGGCCGGAGGAATTGTATTTAACATAACATCAGATATAAATTTCGCAGAAACAGACAGTGAAGGTATTCTGAAAGCTCAAGTTCAGATAATAGAAACTAGTGATGACGGAAATCCCACACAATTTAGACTAATGAGAAAAGAATTTTGTATTTCAGGCAATGAAACAACTGAATCTTTTGTTATCGGTTCTGAGTTTATACCGTTTAGAGAGATAACGCTTTCAAATGCAGATGTTACAGATATTTTAAGTGTTACAGATTCCAATGGTAATACTTACTATGAAGTCAATTCACTGTCACAAGATACTGTCTTTGTACCTGTCTCTAATATAGGCACCGACAAGACACAAGTTTCGAAAAACTTAGAAGTAAAAGCAGCGCCTAGAAGGTTTACTAAGACAAGAAGTACAACATCTGGCTATATAACTCTACAGTTCGGATCGGGAAATGCTGAAACACTTGACAATGATATCATACCAGATCCTTCAAAGCTATCTTTGCCACTTTACGGAAGAAACTCTCTGAAAAGATTTAGTATTGATCCATCATCAATACTAAATACAAAAACGCTGGGTACATCCCCAATTAATACAACATTAACAATTAGATACCGCCATGGCGGCGGCCTAAGTCATAATGTAGGTGCAAGGTCAATTATAGAACCAGGAATTTTAATTACTGTCTTTCCCGATGACGCAACTTTTAGTGAAAAATCTGCTGTAAGGGGATCAGTTGACGTCTTTAATGAACACTCTGCCGCCGGCGGAGATACTGAGCCTACGCTTGATGAAATGAGAGCCTCAATCGTTGCAGCCAAACAATTTCAAGGAAGAATAGTTTCAAAGCAAGATGTGCTAGCAAGAATTTATACATTACCTTCAGAATTCGGAAGAGTTTTTAGAGCAGGAATAACAGATAACCCAATAAACCCACTGTCGTCTAGACTGTTTATTCTGTGTAGAGATCAATCTGGAAATCTGGGTGTAGCACCAGATGCGCTTAAAAACAATATAGCAACGTATTTAAATCAATTTAGATTAGTATCTGAGTCTCTTGATATTTTAGATGGCCGCGTTTTAAACTTTGGGATAAGATTTCAAATTGTGCCGAGCCCAAATGCTAACAAAGAGACGGTTTTACAAAGTGTTATATCAGAATTAACAATATTGTATAGATTAAGAAATATGCAAATTGATCAACCAATTGTGTTAGATGATATTAGGTACTCAATATTACAAAACCCGGGAGTTGTTTCACTTAAAAATTTGGAAGTCATACCTAGGTCTGGTAATGTTGGTGATAGAAACTATGGCACAGAAGCATTCCAAAAAATGTCAATTTTTAAAAATG